GCAGGTTATCACGCCGGAGGAAATAGCAGCCGCGCTGCTACCGCCGGACCTGAGACCGGTTGTGCGGAGCAAGGCAACTCCGGAGCACGCACAGCAAGCCGAGCAACTGGGCGAGCCGGGGCGGTTCAAGTACATCCGCGACAACACGTTGGTCTGGCAGTCCCAGGCGGGGATGCAGACTGACTTGTTCTTCTACTCGAACCACCCGGCGGCAGAGTGCGACGAGATCCTTCTTGGCGGTCTGAGGGGACCTGGAAAAGGCAGCACCCTTGATTCTCCGGTCTGCACACCGCACGGATTTAGGCCCATGCGGGACATCCGCGTGGGATCGTTGGTCAGTAACCCGGACGGTGGTGTGGCTAAGGTTGTGGCGGTATTCCCGCAGGGAGAGAAGGACGTCTATCGCGTGACGTTCTCCGATGGAGCGTCAACAAAAGTCACAGACGACCATCTTTGGATGGCGCGCAGAACGTGCCGGACGCTAAAAACAGATCGGCGCTACGCTCCGTTCGGAGAAGAAGACCGGGTTCCTTACAAGATTTGGACCACGGCGCAGTTGAGGGAGTTATTGGATCGTGAGTCGGGGAAGGACCAACCGGCGAATATCCTTATTCCCTTAACGAAACCGGTAGAGTTCACAACGGCGGCCTGGCACCGATGGGGGAGTGTGGCCGGGGTTGATCCTTATGTGGTCGGCCTCCTATTGGGAGACGGATCACTACGCCCAAGGGTACGGTTCACGACCGCTGACCCATGGCTGATTGGGGAACTCAGATCTAGAACCGGTGTTGAGTTCACTCAAGACAGTGAAATCGAATATCGGGCGGTCGGGGCATCGGTCTTCATTGAAAAGTTAAAGTGGCTAGGCATCCACGGGAAGCTAGCCCACGAGAAGTTCGTCCCGGAGTTGTACAAACTGGGTCCGGCGGATGTTCGGCGTGAAGTTCTCTGCGGGTTGATGGACACGGACGGCTCGGCTGATACCAGGGATGGATCCTGCACTTTTTGCTCGGTTAGCAGGCAACTGGCTCAGGATGCGCAGTACTTGGCGCGCAGTCTAGGGTATCGCGCCCGGCTGAGGGAAAAGGAAGCCGGCTACCGCAACGATGATGGCGAGTACGTTCAATGCCGGAATGCGTTCGAGATCAGCATTCAAGGGCAAGACCTTGAAGGGTTATTTAGTCTTCCAAGGAAGCGGGAGTTGGCTCCCAAGAGGTTCAATGGAGGCGTAACCGTTCCCCATCGGCGGATCACCAACATTGAGTACTGCGGCAAGGAAGAAGCCCAGTGCATTGCGGTTGATCATCCGAACCAGCTCTACCTGACCGACGACTTCATCGTCACGCACAACACCGACGCCTTGCTCGCGTGGATGGCGGAGCCGGTATCAAACCCCAAGTATTTGGGGTTGATCTTGCGCTTCTCGGCTGAGGCGCTGAAGGAAACCATCGAGCGCGCGACCGAGATGTACGGGCATTTGGGCGCCAAGGTAAAGGACCGGCCTCCGGAGTTTCACTTCCCAAGCGGGGCGAAGATACTCACCGGCCACTTGAGGGACGAGCGGTCGGTAGACGACTACAAGGGCCACGAGTACCACCGGATCGGCGTAGAAGAGGCCACGCAGTTGCCTCGGCGGGAGTTGTACCTGAAGTTGTTTGGGTCGAATCGGTCAACGGTTCCAGGGATCAAACCGAAGATCCTACTGACGTCAAATCCAGATGGACCAGGAAACTGCGTCCCGTATGGCGACGTGTTGACGCCCGATGGGTGGAAAGACATCCGCCAGTTCAAGGTAGGCGATCCCGTCTACGCGGTAGACCGCAACGGCGACCTTCTGGCAACCGTTGTCGCGCAGGTGCACAAGGACTGGCACGACGGCGAGATGGCCAGTGTGGACATGCGGGGCTTCCACATGGCCTGCACTCCGAACCACCGGGTAGCGAAGCTCGGTGGGGTGAAGCGCGATCGAGACAAGTTGTTTAGTTTGGTCCAGTTCAAGGACCTGCCAGGGCAAGCGCAGATTCTCAGATCGGTCAAATGGGAGGGTGCTTCCGTCCCTGACTTCACGCTCCCGGACCAATCGGAGGGTAAGCGGAAGAGGAAGTTACGGCAGCCCTGCGGAGCCGAGTCGGGAAAGTTTTTCCAGTTGATGGGGTGGTTCCTGTCGGAAGGCTTCACGCTAGACCGGGACAAGATGTTCGGCATCTCTCAAGTGAAGCCGGCTGGTAGGGATGCTCTGACGTCGTTGATGTCTGCCTTGGGATTCAGCGGCAGGTGGGCGCCTGGGTCGTTCTGTGTCTACTCCGAGAATTGGTGGAGATACTTTCGGCAGTTCGGGAAGGCTCACGACAAGTTCATCCCTTCGTGGATGAAGAGGGCAGACCAGGGGCATCTCCGGTTGTTGTTTGAGGCCCTAATGGCAGGGGATGGTCATTGGGAGCAGGCAGGTAAGAGCGGGACGTATTACACCGTGTCTCCCCGCCTCGCCGACGACGTATCGGAAATCGCGGTCAAGCTCGGGTTTCAGGTCTATACGAGTCGTCGGCTGAGACCGAACAGCAAACGGATTCAACACCAGGTCAACTTCAAGTCGAACGGGTTGCCTGGAATTGAGTTTCAGACAGGCCACCACGTCTACAAGGTAGGGACCACGGCGAAGAAGAAGCCGGCCGTTCGCTACCGGGCGTTCCGCGGGTGGGTCTACTGCCTTGGCATCCCAGGGTCTCATGCTTTCGTGCTCCGACAGCGCGGCGCTGTCTGGGTCAGCGGCAACTCCTGGATCAAAAGCCGGTTCATTAAAGTCTACGTCAACGGGAAGTTGATCGAGCCGAAGACTCCGTTTCGCGACCCTATTGAGAAGCGGACAAGGATCTTCATACCCGGGCGCCGGGATGAGAATAAGATCCTACTGGCCAATGACCCGGGATACTACGACCGGTTGGCAGGTTTGCCGGAGCACCTCCGGAGGGCCTGGGTTGAAGGTGATTGGGACGCGCCGGCTTCTTCATTCTATCCGGAATTTCGGCGTTACGGCCCGCTACTCACTGAGGGCGGTCTGGAGCCGGATGAAGCTAGGCACGTCATCCCGGCCAGGAAGTTGCCTGCGTGGTGCCATCGTTGGGCGTCGATGGACTGGGGCTACGGACACCATGCGTCGGCGAACTGGGGTTGCCGCGGGCCGGACAAGCGGGTGCACGTCTACCGGGAACTGGTTGTCCGGAAGATGGGGTCCGACATCCTGGGTGCGGAGTTCGCGAAGTTATGCGTTCCGGACCTCGAGGGGCTGACAGATCATCACCTGGTTCTGTACTTGTCGCATGAGGCGTTCTCGGCCAGGGACAGGGAAAAGACGATCGCGGATCAGATCCGGTACGGGATTGAGATGATCCTCGGGCCCGGGTCGGCGTTCCTGCTGGCGCTGAACGAGGACGAGCAGCAGATAAAGAACACCGACCCAGACGCGGCGCTGCGGTCGATGATGCGGCGCCGGGAGGACGTTGGGGACCGAGTAGCGATCACGATTCGGAGATGCAACCCCGACCGGCCGGCGGGATGGAGCTACCTGCGGACACTGCTCCGCTGGGAGAAGATCCGGAATCCAGTCAAGCCGGACTACGAGTGGGCACGAAAACTGCTTGAGGGCCCGGACGGGAATATCAAGTATGCGGCGTACTTGGACCTGTTTAAGGACCAGTCGAATGAGGTGCTGCCGGGCATCCTCATCCACGACAACTGCCCGATCCTGATCGAGACGATACCGAAGCTCATCAGCGACCCGAAGCGGTCTGATGACGTGCTGAAGTTCGACGGTGACGAGGAGGCGGTCGGCGACGACCCGGCAGACTCTCTCAGGTTCCTGGCAATGGCTTACCAGGATCACGAGTCCAAGGTTCCGTTCCAGGTGTGGATGGAGCAGGAAATGGAGAAGTACCTTCCGGCCGGCACGGACGACATCAACCTGAAGATTCAGGTTGTGGAGCGGGCACGAAGCCGCTACCTGAAGCAGGAGCGGAAAGAAACGGGGATTCTGTTGCCGCGAGAGTCCATGGCGCTGAGGTGATTTATGGCGAGACCAGACTTTGAGCAAGACCTTGCAGTCCCGGATCCGATTGACGGGGAGGAGAAGGCGCCGGAGAGTGGCAAACCGCCCGGGTATTCCGGCCCCGAGCAACGCTGCGAGTCGTGTCAGAGCTTCGACGGCGAGTCGCAGTGCGGCAAATTCAACTCCGCAGTCGACGGGCAGGGCCATTGTTCCGACTGGAGCGGCCAGGCCGGCGTGGACGAGTACAACGACGGCGGGGAGAGCGAGTTGACGGCCCCGGAGGGCATCGAAGAGTGACGGTTGCCGTCGACATCGAGGGGGTGCGGTACGAGTTGCGTGAGGATGGCTCGTATTGCAGCCGCGTGTTTCGCAACGGGAACGAGTTGGAGCGGTTCAAGTTGCAGTACACGCCCCGGCAGAAAGAGAAAGCCGGCCATGCTGGCGTGCCGACGGCCGAGATTGCGATGGCTTTCCTGAAAGACGTCCACGATTACCTGAAAACCCACCCGGAAGAGGTGCCCGCGTGATCCTGCGCCTGCTCCGGTGGATTCCGGCCGTCCGCACGCTCGCTCGAGGACTCCAGGAGTCGTCAGACGCGCGCCTTGAACTCCAGGGCGAGAACCGTGCGCTGAAGGCTGAGGTCGAACGGCTGCAAGAAGAGGTTCGGGAGTCGCGGAACGACGAGAGAGCGGCGTATCAGATGCTCATCAACGTCGACTTCCAGTTGAAGTACGGGTTTGCGCCGTATCCCGGGTCTCCGAAGTTGCCGGAGTACAAGGTGAGCAAGGGAAATGGCGGCCCCGTTGACTCAGGGGTGGCCAACGGGCGCGACCTGGTGAACGAAGCGACCGCAGAGGCGCGGGAGGAGATTCAGCTTTACCTGTCTGGTGCTGCGGGAGGTGCTAAGTGAGACCACTTGGACCGGCAGGTGACGTCCTGAGCCAGGAAGACCTTATCAAGACGCTCGGAGATCCCCTCAATAGCGTGGTCAAGGAGGATCTTGACCGCCCGGTAGAGACGAGCCGGCTCATTCGTGTGGCGCAAGCGGAGCGGCAGTACCTCTACTGGCAGGGGAAACAGTACTTGACCCCGAAACTGGATCCGGCGTCTGGGGTAATCGGCTACAAGTCCGCGATCGACCCGGCGAAGACGCAGGGGAAGCGGGTCTTCGCCAGTGTCTACAACATCATCTACGGTGATGGCATCAAGTTCGTCTCCGTGGTGGGCCAGCGGCGGCCGAACCAGCGTTGCGTGCCGGACGTTCCGGACAACGAGGAGCAGGCGAAGCAGGCGATGCGGGCGAGCGCCGCGGTGCGCTACCTGCATCGGCAATGGGGCATGGTGAATCGCGTCAAAGAGATGGCGTTCCACCTCTGGGTAACCGGCCCCGTGTTTCTCAATACGCACTTCGTATCAGACGGGAATAAGTACGGCTGGGACACCGAACCTGTCATCGACACGGTAGCGCAGGAGACTCCGGGTGGCTTCAGGTGCCAGGCGTGCGGGCAGGTGGCACTAGGCCCGTTCTGCGAGAGTTGCGGTATAGGTTTGAGGCCAGAGGACTACGTCCCACCGCAGCCGGTGATGGTTCCGACTGTAGTTGGAACCGAGCAGTACCCACGTGGTCAGGTGGAACTCGACATTCTCAGCCTGCTCCACGTTTCGACTCCGTTTGAGGCGCGAGGTATTCAGGACTGCGACTGGCTGTCGTACCTTACGTTGAGATCGAAGTACAAGATTATGTCGGCGTTCGGAGAGAAGTTCGATGTCGACAAGGTCGATGGGGCCAGCGGGGAAGATTCCTCTGAGCGCGAGTCGACGAATGCGCAAGAGCGGGTGACCAACCCGGACGGCGCGCTGCGATCTCGCGACAAGAATCAGTGGATTGTCGACTTGCGGTGGATCCGTCCGGAGGTCTACTACGCCCTGCCGGACGAGTATAAAGCGGTGGCCGCCAAACACTTCCCGGATGGATTGAAGTTGACCCGAATCAACGGGGTAGTGGTGCAGATCGACCGGGAGAAGATGGACGACTACTGGTCCGTTTGCAAGACCGGGACAGGGGAATTCATCAACTCGGACGCGCTGTGCGCCACTACAATGCCGGTACAGGACGACGTCAACAATTTCTGCAACATGGCCGCCGAGACCGTGCTCCGGGCGATCCCGAAGACCTTTGTGGACGGGCAGTTGATCGACGGCGCCGACTTCAACGAGAAAGGCGCCATGGTGGCCGAGGTGATCCGGACGAAGTTAGGGACAGGCTCTGACCTCGGCAAGATGATCGCGTCGCTGCCAACCGCACGGTTCTCCGATCAGTTGATGCCGTTGCTCACCGGTATCCGGGAGATGGGGCGTGACATTAACGGCGTCCGACCGGAGTTGTCTGGAGGTGGCCAGATGGCGAACACCTTCCGCGAGGCGATGCAACGGAAGAACCAGGCGCTCATGCAGTTCAACCCGCCGTTCGCCGAGATCCAGGACTGCATCTCGAAGGCCAGCGAGAACGGCGTACGCGAACTGGCGCGGTTTGGGTCTGGTGCCGTGGCTGTCCCCCCGGAGCAGGATAACGGGCTGAATCGCTCCGAGGTCGTTGACGTGGCGATGCTACAGGAGTCCGGCTGGCACGTTGAAGCGGAAGAGTCTGTCCCAATGACGTTCGGAGAGAAGGCCGAGCGCATGGCTCAGATTGTCAGTGAGAACCCGCAACTTTCTACGATGCTTGGCGTCGACCACCCCATGAACGTCGAGAAGGTTCACCAGATGTTCGGGGTGGAGGACTTTTACAAGCCCGGCGCCAATGAGCGGGCGAAGGTTCTAAACGTCATCCAGAGGCTCTTGTCTGAAGTGTCGATGCAGAGCATTGACCCGATGACGGGCATGGCGTCGGAAGGCCCCTCGGTGATGCCGGATGAGTTTGAAGACAAGGACCACGTGTTCTTTGCCGACATGGTGAGGGCGTGGTGCAACTCCTCGGTCGGGGAGCGGGCTCGAGAAGAGAACCCGGAGGGCTACCGAAACGTGGTCCTTTACGGGAAACAGCAGGAAATCATGGGCCAACCGCCGATGCCTATGCCTGTACCTGGTGCCGAACCGGCTCCAGGGGCAGAGCAGGCGGCCGCGGTCCCGCAGTAAGGTTCGGGCCGCCCGGCCCGCACTATCCAAATCCCAACGCTGAATAGCGGAGGAGTAGTATGCCTGAACTAGATCTGAGTAGCGACAATTTCGGATCCGCCATGGACTCTTTCCTGGAGTTGGAGTCGTCTGGTGGTTCTGACGGTGTAGAAGTGGCCGGGGCTGAAGAGGCCACACCGGCAGCAGAAGGAGAAGCCCCCGAGGCTGGTGACGAACTGGGTGAGGTAGCGGCGCTAGCCGAGGACACCGGGACCGAAGCGGAAGAGACGCCAGCGCCAGAGGAAGGCGCGGAACCGAAACCCGACGCACAGGAGCAACCGCCCGCGGAGCAGGTTGGCGAGCAGCCGCAACCCGATGACGAGCTCGCGAAGGAGATGGCCGCCGACGGTGCGAAGTTGCGGACTCGAGACGGACACCGGGAATGGGTCTACGGCGAGAACCGCGGGAAGTTGGTCTACGCCGGCTTCAAGAAGGCGCAGGCGGCCGAGGAGATTCTGCAAGAGGACCTGACTCCCGAGGCGATTCAGACACGGGAGGTGGCGTATCGCGACGCTGAGTGGCTAAGGTTGGACCTCATCAGCGGAGACCCGCAGAAGCAGGCGAACGTCTTTGTGCATCTGCTGAAACTGGTCAAGAACGCTCAGGAAGCCGGGGATGCACTCGACAAGATAGCTCAGGAAATCAAGGCAACTGATAAGTGTTCTTACGGCGATGCCTTCAACAAAGCCATGGCTAAAAACCCCGCCTTGGCGAAAATCTATAACGGTAAGGAGGATTAATCATGGCTACCGGACAGAGTAATGTAATTGCGGTGCTTGCGCGGCCTTCGGCTCGTGACCTTAGCACCTATCAGTACAAGGCAATGAAAGTAGATACCAATGGCGACGTTGATTATGCCGATTCTTCGGCGGGTGCAATCGCTCTTGGGCCTTTGAACAATGAACCTTCGGCGGCCACTGGCGCGGAAGCTGAAATTGCTATTCTTGGCACTGCGCTTCTTATGGTTGATGGAACTGTCAACGGCGGTATTGCCG